CATCGTCAGACTTGTCGGAAGCGTTCTTCTCGCCGGAGTCAGCACCGTCACCATCGTCAGACTTGTCGGAAGCAGGGGTGGAATCTGCATCAAAGGGGATGTCTCCGCCCCCTGTTTCTGCAGCGTCTTTTCTGGCGAGAGCCTCATCTTCAGGCTCTATGCCGTTAATGGCAAATGCAAGCTTCCCCTCTCTAACCATTCTATCGATATACGAAGCTCTCCTCTCAAAGTCCTTCGCAAGAATGGGAGCGGTCTTGCCACTAGGTATCGTGTTTATACCTATAGCGATAGGCTTGTCCGTCTTGTTGGTGATGAAGATATCAGCTCTTACCATAACCTACTCCTTATGCCTCGATATCTGTAAAGACGCCTCTATACACACCCTTGGTGTTACCAATTGCATGGGCTATATAGGCTTCGCTATCCATAGTCATCATATCCCTGTCGATCTCCATATAAGATGTGTGATCTTGAAGGATAAAGAAGTGTCCATACATCTCACGAGGCGCGAATGTATATATTTCGTTATTCGCGATGATGTGCGACTTGATAGTCGTAACTATCTTCTTATTCCAGAATGTGGATATGTTATCCACCCCATCTTTCCAGAACTGAGAAACCACGCTATCACCGACCTCTTGCATGGTCATATGCATCAGCTCCTGAATGAGTGTCTCTGTTAGGAGCACAGTCTTATTGGCTATGCGGTTACGGGTGGCCATCTGGAACAAGAATACAAGATTGTTCTTATCCAGGGTCTCACCGTTGTTGAAGTACACAGTCTGCGTGGAGAACTCTGCATTGCCTTGCGTGCTAAGGTTTCCACCATTAGCTTCTTTGAATGCAGCCTCTTCATCCGCAAGAACCCTCTTGACTCCTGCCATGACGGTCATATCCTCTACTTCATACATTGCTTCAGATATGCGATCTTTGAAAAGCTTTTTGTAGTCGGTCTTGACAGTCAGCATTTCCATTTTCGATTTTCTGATCTTCTCAGATACGACTTTTTCGAAATATACGGTATATCTGTCGGTCTCATGGTACCTAAAGTCGCCACGGCCGCGCAGAGGGACTGTCATTGCGCGAGCATCTACATCTCTCTCAACCATGATTGCTGGTTGGTCTGTTTGCTCTGTAGGCACGAGATCTTTTGCCGAAACATATGTTGGCTCTACGATTTTACGCGCAAATCCTTTTTCGCGAATCTTATCTTGAATAAACAGCGAGATTCCTTCGGCTGCTTCTTTGACGAAATCAGGGTCACTGAACAGTCTAGAAACAAACTGGCTAGAACTAACTGTTGTTGATACTGCTGGTTTCATTTAATACTCCTTAACCAATTACAACGGCAAGCCAGTCGGTACCACGATCGACAACCTCGCCAATTTCAACTGTATGGTCCGCATCTACGTGTACAAGCTTGCCCGCTGATACAGTGACCTTATCTCCTACTGCAAATGCAGTACCGCCTTCTTCATACACTTTTGTGTGTATAAGCATGTCACCAAAAAAGCCCTCTACCACGCCAGAAGGCTTCGCTCTACCCATAAAATCCTTGTAATGTGAGCCTTCCGTTACGAGGAATACCTTCTTGGGTGTATCTGTAAGGGTTGCGAGTTGGCCGTCATGGCTGACAAACTCACCGGACTTCACTTCTACCCCGTCAGCGAGTTCTATCTCAAGCTTAGCGAGTGAGAGGAAGTCCGGTGACACTATGTGCACTGATTCTCGTCTTCCAAAAATCTTACTAGTCTTTTGACCCATTGTTGTCTCCTATTTTTTAATTATCGTAGTCATGAGGCGACTCGCCTGTCAAAATCAAATCCAATCGCTGTTCTGGAGTGAGATCACTATCAATAAGCGGCAGATCATCAGCGGCAGACCCGAAGCCACTATTACCACGAGGTGTAAATTCCATTGCCGCCTGTTTCTGTAGTGCGGATGGAGTCACTTCAATACCATTTTCATCTATCTGGGCTGACGAGGCATTCAGTTCAGCTTCCAGGCTCGCCACCTTCTGCAGCAAAGCTTCATTATCGTCCGACAGTTTCTGAATTCTTGCGGACGCCTCTCTAAGCTTGTTCACAACTTGCTCTACGGTATACATCACTCTCCCTTAGTGTTCTGGTTGTCGTGCCTTTTATAAAATAATAGCATAATAAATGGGTTTTTCCAAATTTAAGCATATTTTAATAAAATGTAACCATCCCTTTATGGTGCATATATGCGTACATAGCAAAGACTATCGCATGGAGTGAGTCGTCCGGTTTTATACTACTGTGAGTCCACATTTTCATCCCAAGCTTATTTTCCTGCTCAAACTCTGCCAATATATCAGTCAAAAACATCCTAGAGTCGTCAAATTCGGGAAAGATAAAATCAAGCACCTTCCCTCTTGTTAAGTTTTGCGGCCTAAATCTCCCCGTGAACATACTCATGATTGTATCTATGGCCTGAGTCTTGTGGAGCTTAATCATGTTTCTCTCGAAATCAAAATCAAATCCTCTTGTTCCAGCAACATACATGATTTGCCTAAACCTGTTCATTCCCAGTGCTTGCATCATATCTGCGTTCTGAATCATCCCCATACCGGCATCAGCACCTACAACCTTACACTGGAACAGTTGTGCAACTTTTATTAGCTCCTGAGCCTGCTGATTGGTTCCTCCAGGAGGGAATATTTGCCCCCATACCATCTCAAACTTTCCATCCTTCCTATGGCCTATAACAACAGCTGCGGTCCGAGATTTAATCAGCACTCCATCACCTGTCCAGTCTATCCCCATGAAAAACGAGTGGTATCCATTCATCCACTCCCTAGTCGGTGTATGGACCATTTTTCCGCCAGTACACAGCTTCTTTAGCATGTCCATAGTGAGGAATCTATCTGCGGCCCCGCTGGGGATGCCGAGCACCTCCTGGTTGAACGCCTCCGGAGAGTAGTTCTGGTATTTGTTCCACACCTCAAGCCATTTCTGCTCTCTATTGTGGAATGGGAGGGCTATTTGGGGGATTCTGAATGCTACATAATTCGAGGTCCTGTCCCCCGTCATCATCCATCTAGCGTCTTTCGTGTAGATTCGTTTTCTACACCTCATATTGTTACATACGAGCCCCTCTTTGGAAATATTCCTTCTATCCAAGATATTCCATTTCCCGCAAGCATGACAATAGATCATTCTTTCCATTTTGGTAGAGTTTTCCCAAATAACGCCAGTAGTGTTCTCAAGACTCTTCGCAGTACCAGCATATGTTATGACAGGATCTTTGGAGGAGGTTGTAACTTCTTCTATTGCAGGAAGAATGTCGTAGTCAATATCCTGGGCTTCATCCAGATATAGATCATCCGCAGATTTTCCCCTCACCCTAACGGGGTCCATCCCTGTAACTGATGCGTAAGTGAGCTCTGTATAGCTTCCTAAGACATTTTTCTTAAAGAACACATCGTTCTGGGACTCTTTCCCTGTGTAGGTCGCTTTTATTTCCGGGGTATTATCAATTACTGGCTGTAGTTTTGTCTTGGAGAATGTCTTCGTTTGTGCCTCTAGTGGCGCGACGTAGAGTGCTCTATTGGGCGCGCGCACAACTGATTTGCTAGCTATTTTGGTAGCCAAGTATACTGTTTTCCCCACCTGTCTGCCCGCCGTAAGGAGCATTTTTCTCTCATCCGCTTCATATGGCAATCTAAAAGCATCATATTCATTAAGATCGAGCTTCGCGCCATCCATGCGTGCCCAATTTTCAATAAAGTATGATACCCGCCTATCTAAACGCATTAGAGCCTTTCTTGTAGCTTGTTGAGTTCTTTTTGTAGTTCTGAGCTTTTTGCTAGTAATAGCTGGAAGATGGGCTTATGAAGCTCTAGGAAATTCTCCTTTGAGGTGTTCTTTTCTGCATCTGAATTTATTCCGCAATGCATCAGTGCATCTTTTTGTGAACATTCTATCGATGAGTAGTATTCTTCGTCATAATACTCAAAAAAGTCAGATATCTTCTGAATGTTTAGCATGAACGGGGGCATGGTCCAACCATCTGATTTTAGGCAAGCTACCACATACCTTAGGGCGTCGCCATTGATCGGTATATTTTCTGCCCCGTTTATTGCCATGAGCACTATCAGTGTCCATATTATTTTTGCCGGCTCTTTGTAGTCCACTATATGAGTCTCCACATCATTGTCGCAAAATAAATCGACAGCAACTTTGAATGCAGATGGGACCGTCAAAACATCATCCATATTGACAATCAGGGTCTTCGCCATCGCTACAGTATTGGCGATGTCAGGGCGACACCCCATGCGTATAAGGCTGATAAGGACGGTTTCGTTCTCATATTCCAATATATCCTCACCAATAATGCTAGCTGCACAATAGAACGCAACAATAGGAGACACATCACTGCCTGAGACGAGATGCCTTAGAGCAGCATCATTGTCTATACCCAGTAAAGACTCCTTTATTTTAGAGGCAAACTCACTCAGAAGCGTTCTCATCTATACTCCCTTAAAAGCAAATCTTAAAGATTGAGTATTGTTTGGTTCGTTGTCGGGCACTTCTATATGTTCATCTCCCCAGTCCATAGTGCGATACACACCGCCTGTCAGATTCTCGGTCTTGGCTATCCCGTATTTTTTACCATCTCGTGTCTTTGCGTATATGCCTATAAAGGAGTCACACGATAGGCCGTATCCATACTGGACGCACACCACACCCTCTGTGGCCATAATACCTTTTGTTTCAAGACATGATTCCCTGCTTTTTGTAAAATTCTCAAAAAATACGTTGTCAACAGAAAAGGATAGGGTCTCACCGGTTGACACATTTTCTATAGTAATGGATGTCAAGTAAACGAAGCTCTGGGGTAGCGAGAGCGCTTCGTGGACAAGCGTAAGGCTATCCATTGTAGATATACTAAGCGTTAACTCTTCTGTTTTTTCGATATTTGCTGCTGCGGTTTTGAGTAGTCTTATAAACCACTCACTCTTATCTCTAACCCACCCAGATACAAGTCTGAATAGAATTGAGTAGGGGATGTTTTCGATCGCAATCTCTTCCCCATCTACAACTCTTGCAAACTCTACTATGCCAGCAAAAATATCAGCAATATTGGCTGATTTTGGGTCGGCGCTATATAGCCTCATATATAGAAGATGAAGCAGTTCTTGTCGATGGGGTGGAATTCCAGCTGGAATCTCATTGTAAAATATAGACTCTGCTACAAGTATCGAATTTATAATGCTCCTGACAGCAGAGACTTGCTGCACACCTACGCCAGAGTTCATGATATTATGGAGCTTTGACTCCACCTCTATGCCTATAATGTTTTTCAAGGCATACAGCCCAATCCCTTCTATCGCTGCCACTTCAATATCTACAAGTTTCTTTGCCATGAATACATCAGGGGATAAGACCTCTTGTATGTTTACGCACGCCGGCCTATCAGGAATTGTCACACTTATATTCATCAGCTTTCCATAGCCTTCTACCTGACTATTTGACACAGTAAGCTCCACGCTGTCTCCGTATGGAACTCCTATCACTTTATTTGTCGCACTATCCCCCATATTGATTATGTCATTACTATAAAGATTATCTATATATGGAGTGTAATACATATCAAATGTATCAGCCGCAGGAATAATGTACGCGCTAAAGTAGCAGTGGGGTTCTGTACTTGCAAAAATATATCTGAAGACAGCTCTGTTGCCGCCCCTTGGTGTTCCTATTTTGTTGTAGAATGCTGGGGTCATATTTATCATATACAGTCTCTCCTCCCTTCTTTAATAGTTTTATGGACCAATGACAGCACAGGGCCTGCCTGGTCTATAATTTGTTGATATGTCTCCAAATTGTCTCCCCAGGTTGGACGTATTGATGATGGCTGCGTTATTTCTGGAAGCGCATTCTCATTGGCATCTATTGTCCAAAAACTCGTGGTGAATGTTCTGGCAAGTTCATTGTCATAAGTCGCAACCATAAGGGCTTCCGGTGCGTATCCTCGGTAGTGGTGGTAATGAACTATCTTGTCTCCTATTGCTACTATAACATACCCCATTGCATTGTATCCATTGAACCTATCTCGCCAACACCCATTGGCAACCATTATCGAAAGCATGATTCTTTTGAAGTACGGAAGATCTGAAATCTTGTCTGTGTTATCTCTAAAATATAACCCCCCATTGTCCACAAAAAGATAGTCCTCGGTGTCGCCAAGGCGCACAAGGTTGATCCTCCCATTGTTTTTCACGGATAGGGTTTGCGTCAGCATACTGTACATAGCATCTCTGTGCACAGATGTCTCTGTATTGGTGGCATCTATGCGTAGTTCTTCTGCGATAATAGGGGTACCTACCGGGATCTCAAGACCACCTGTGTCTACTTCGGATATGTGCGGAAAAGGGAGTACTGGATCATTGATCGGCAGCCCATGTCTCATAAGCGTAGGGACATCAGCTATATAATTTAGATGGACAGTGCCCCTTTTTTCTATGTTGTCGCCGAGGATTGTCAGGGGCTCACTGGAGGAGTACCCCCCTTGACACAAAGGGGCACTCGACAGACTCTTTTTTATATTGATTTTGTTTGCCCGAATATCTGTGGGTTTTACCATTTCTGCGGTTGCCTCGTTGTAATAACTCATGTGTATCCTTTATAGTGCGTAAGCAAGGAGGCTAGTGGCGTAGTTGATGGACATCACATTGCCTTCTTTGGTCAGCATTCTGTTCTTACTACAGTCTACGTATCCCTCTATTCCACCTGCGTTTATGACAACATCCGCGGGCATATCAGAAGGAACAAACCCGCTGTCTGAAGTGACTATTAACCGGCCAGAGTCAACACGAAACGATACACGCGAATACCGGTCAGACAAGCTATCTATATCATCCTCTCCATAGATTGTGTACAGCCCACTAAACGCATCAAACACCATCGCAAATACACCAAGCTCCTCATCCTTAAAGAGAGCTATCGAAAAGCGGGCTTGGTCTGTGGGGAATATGATAGCAAGAATATCATTAAAGATAGCATAGTCTTTTACTATGACAGAGTGAACATCCTCAATCATGCTGTATTGCTCTATGTATCTGCCTGCGTCCGCCATGTTTGTTATCTCAGTTTCCGGGGCTTGAGTTACGAACTTAAGCATGACATCCTCTGCGGACTGAGTACCAGCTGAGACAAATCTAATGTAATCTACAGGCGCTCTTCTGATTCCAAAAAAAACACCGTGGCGTCTTTCTGAAAAATTTAGAGCAAAAAACCCTCTGCCATTACTTGTGCGGCACCCAATCCCCGATGACCTATTCACTCTTCCGATGAAAAATTCATCCGTATCTTTGAAATATTGAGTAAAATTGTTTTCATTAAAGAGCCCATTCAGCGTATTTAGGAACACCTCTACCGCGCTTTCGGCATAGTATGTTCTAGGCTCAAATTCATACTCAAACAAAGTGTGCATCTCTGCAACCTTTTCAGAGATTCTTCTCGCCACAGTAGCCACACTCTCTGTAAAATCGTACACTCCCTTGCTGTACGAGAAGCCGCCATCAACAAACCTATACGACCCTGTATCATCATCAAATACGAATGACTCCGTCAGGAACCCAAGGAGGCCATCATACTTTCCAAACAGATGGAGTGACACCACTGCTGCCGGCGTAGCATATGGACCATAGAGGTTGGCTGTCTTCAGCTCCTTTACATAAAAGTTCAA